CGCAGTTGGGGCAGCTCAGATTACTAGCTATGTATTCACGCCCGTCCATATCCTCGTCATCGTGGTCGCCGCCATGTATCATTGTTGTTTCGCAATTAGGGCATTTCATTAGTCTGTCTCCCACAGTATCTTCACAGTACCATCGCCTATCTCAACACCAGCTCGGTTCTTCTGGTCTCCGAAACGCTCCGGCAATATCTTGCTGGCCTTCCACCGCACATGGTGCGCATAGTCACGCAGCACCCCAGTATCGTAATCCTTCCTACGGTGCAGCGCATCGTCAAATACTTTGTCCAGTTCTTCCAGAGCTTTCTCAGCGCTGTACTGCTGCGCTTGCTTCACAGCTACGTCAAACTCAGAATCGTTCTTCATACGCTTGTAGAAAGCCGTCCTCGATATGCCAATGCCCTTGCACACATCAGCAATGCTATGCCCGTCTGCCAAGCCAGCGAGGATTAGGTCTGTTCTTTGCTTTGTGAGTTTAGTCATGTCTGTGTCTCGTTAAGTAGCTATTAACATACATATAGTGGGCCGCGCGACCTTGGGGGTGTCGGGTCTAAAGCAAGCCCCCCCTGCCATTAATTGTGGCGGCAAATCTGCAACACTGTGGCGCTTCTGCACCATGTTGCAATGCACAATGCTCTGTTGCACTGCACAATAAAGCTTGGCGTGTTGCACGTCTGGCAGTATGCTATAGCTATGCCGCGTGGGAAGAACTGTAAACTGTGCGCGTTCAAATATACTTCTCAAGGCATCCAATCCCATAAAACCAAGCAACAGCAACGCATCCGCAATCCCTTGCAGAATATAGCTTTATTGCCAGCCTGTAAACTTTTTTGCATTTTTTTTGCTTTCCCCCATTGACAAGCGGCAATCCTTTCCTGTAATGCTAAAGAATCTTAGCTTTGAGGAGGGCTTGAAATGCTTATTATAAAAAACACCGTTCGAGATATTACCGAGCTTTCTACAGCTCGCTTTGCAGTGACAAGCGATACTGCAAAGGCGCACACAAACGACCAAGCAAAAGCAATCATTGTTCAGATTTGCCGCTATTTACGTTTAGACCCAGCAGAATTTCTTATCACAGACGAAAGCACAGGCCGCGCTTATCGCTTGCGCCATGCTCACCCCTCTTCATTTACGGGGGCTTAATCATGACAAAACTTAACCAGCTATTCACAAACCCAACCGACCAGCGCAAAGGCCCGAATTGCGGCGTTACCGCGCTAGCGGTGTCGGCTGGAATATCCTTCCAAAAGGCATGGGACACTTTCCGCGCTGTAAACCCCAAAGTTTACAACAAACGCTGGAAGGGTGGAACATACCCAAGCGACCAAGCTAGGGCACTAGAACGGCTTCAAATCGCTTTCTATAGCCTACCTGTTGAAAAGACCAACCTAAAAAACTTTGTGCGCGACTATACAGCTCGCGACACCGTTTACATGGTAACGACTGGAAGCCATGTCCAGACCGTCTTGAATGGGCACGTTATCGACCAGCAAGGGAAGCGACACGTTGCCGAATACTGGGGCCGCAAAAAGTTTGTTCAAAACGTCCGAGTAATTAAAGAACCATTTAAATACGCAAATAATGCTGGCAGTGATACCGCGCCAAAGCCAGCCAAGCCACTAGGCATTACAACCAACGCGCGGCAGTTAATGTTGTTCTAAAGAGGAGTAAAGAACATGGAAAAAACAATCAAAACAATTAAACGCCTGAATAACTCAATCATGGGAAACCCAGCCTTTCAATTCACTTTCACAGACGGCGCAACCATGAAGACCAAGCCCAACATCTCGGACGCTTACAAAGTAAGCATGAGCTGGGAAGGCAAGCCAATTAAAATAGAAACAGCAACGACCAAATCAGGGCGGGTGCAGATAATAGGGCTGGAGGGCTAAACAATGGCAAAGTTTGACGGATATTCATCTTGGAACGCTTGGAACGTTTCACTCTGGATAAACAACGATGTAACTCTGTACATCATAGCCAGAGAAACGGTTAAGAAATACGGTTACAAGCGCGGATTGCGTGAGCTGGTCAAACACTGGGAGGGCGTAAGAACCCCAGATGGAGCACGGTTTAACCGCATAGGAATAAAGCAAGCAATAGAGGAGATTATTTAAATGCTGGACAATGTACAAAAACACGCAATATGGGTGGAGCTTTTAGGCGACGCCCCAGAAATAGCCTTTCACTGGCGCGGAGAAGCCAAGCAGGGCATAGAGCGAGCAAAGCGCGATGCAAAAGAGCGGGGCTTGGAGATTGTAAAATTATGGGCGGAGGAACTTTAAAAATGCAACGCATAGAAAACTTTAAACAGGCCGCAGACTATTACCTAACTTTAAACGCATGGCTGGCTGGGCGTTATGCCCAGACAGACAAGAACGGCAGACGCTGGCTTGCCCAGTACACGAACGGCAACAGGCCGACCAAGTACAAGCGACTAGAGCACGCATTTTACAGACGCTATGTCTTACCATTTAGAAACAGCAAGGAGGGCTGAAAAATGATGTTAACACTATCAGAGACAGAGAAAAATCAGTTGATACATTACTACAAGACAGAAGCACGCCCAGACTGGATAGCAAACTGGCTTCCTAAAGACGTAAACCCAAACACGGGCCGTTATACAGACCGCTCAGAATACGCTGGCGAGGACTATGAAGAAATGCACTACGATGGCATCCAGTTTAATGACAGCGAAAGAATGTTTGATTTGTGCATGCACTTTGTTGATGGCGAGGCGTGGGTTGATGTATATGAGTGTGATTTGGTTGGCGATAACTGGCAAACTAACTGTTGCCGCAGTTGGGTATTAACAGAGGAGGAGGATTGAGAAATGAGAAACTTTTTACACAGATGTGCTTGCGCGTTAGCACTAACCACAACAGGCGCAGTAATAAGCATATTGATAGGCTTTTTAGCTATCAATATCATGACCGGATGCGGCCTAGTAAATGACTGGGCACACTCCGCTTGCCTAACACCAGCCGAAATAATCTGGGGAGTAAAGTGATGGAAAAAGTTTTCACGGTTAAGGAGCTGAAAGAAAAGCTAGCACAAGTTGGCTTGCCTTTTGATGAAGTTGAAAGCGGAGCAGAGGGCGTGGTTCTTCTAGCGTTTGGGACTGACGACCCAGAATATATTGATGAAATAGACTAAGCAAACCGAGCACGGGGGAGCAATCCCCCTGCCACTTGGACAGCCCTTTCTGGGCTTTCCTAGCGGCAATAATGCCGGAACAGCCAGAGGAGAAATGACATGGCACAAAGAGGAAGACCAAAGAAAGAGCAACCCTTTACAATAGAGCTTATAGCTAACGAGCGACAGTCAATGATAAAGATGCTTAACGCCCTAGCAAATCTAAACAGAGACACGGCAGAGAAATCAGATATTAAGTACGCTGATTTATTAGAGCTGGACACTATGGAGATTTGGTTAGCCAATAAGTTAAAGGCATCAAGACCAGACCGCAGTTATTGGTCAGACTATGAAGCAAACTAAACAAAACGATTTGTTTGACCAGGCTGGAGCAATTCAGCCTGGCAACAGACAAATAGACTTGGAGCAAGTAATAGAGGAGAAAGAAAGAAATGTTAATAGTAAGCCACACGTTGAAGAGAAACGACAGCATAGGCAATAGCACCTATACGGATAACTATCAGCTAGTCGATACGCTAGAAGAGGCACGGGCAGCAGTAACGCAGATAATATCCCTGCACGGGGTCGAACTATACTGTTATGCAATTAGCCAAGTTATCGAAGCAAGCGAGCCGCACTGGGCAGAAGCACAGCCTATCTTAAACATAGCAGAAAGAGAAAAGGACATAGAAGCTAATGACGGCTGATGAACTAAAGGAAAGACGCATCTTTCTAACATTAACACAAGCACAACTAGCAAATCGTTTCGGCTTATCTGATAGGACTATTCGTAATTATGAAAGCGGAGCTACGCCTATCCCTAAGACATTCGAGATAGCTATGGATGCTCTGGAACTAGAGGAGAAATGAAATTGCTAGAACCAAGCAAAAAGCTATTAGCCAGAGTGGATGCCCTGAATAAGCAAAGAAACAGGCACTACGAGCTAAAACTACGGCTTTGTTCATACACGCCTGAACACTCGGCGTTTAAGACAGTAAGCGAAGGGGATTTATTCGCCTTTAAGAAAAGCATAATGCACTGGCGCAGAATGAGGCGTAGGACAGGCAAGAATGTTTATGGTTGCACTTTCGGAAACAGATACATAGCCCTGCACTGGCGAAGCACAATAATGCACATAAGTTTCGCTAAAATACACAGCAATTATCTGTTGCCAAAGTATTACCTAAAAGATGCAGAGACAGGCAAATACATAGGCAGAAACAAGCATAAAATACTTTGCCAAAAGCCAGACATACGCACGACCTACAGCAGAAAAGAAATGCAAGAAGTGCTGTGCCATCTGGAGCAATAAAGAAATGCCGCGTAGCAGTACAGCTTAGTAATGCAGAACTGCTTAGCTGGTAGAGCTTAGCTGGAAAAGCTAAGCTCTTTTTTTATATATAAAACATTCTGCTTGGGGATGTTCTAAGCTACTCTGCTAAGCACTACAGCTAAGCACTGCGTTTTCTCTTCGTGAATTATCATGGATTTAAATCCGCGTCAATACCCTCGCACATCTTCTCCCTGACCAGCATACACCATGCAGAGAAAGAGACCGTGCAAGTGTAGTCTGTGCTTGCATATTCTGGGTTAACCAACCCAAGCCGGACAACGCAGTGAATACCAGCCCTATCATACTTATATATCAACACGGGTTCTTGCTGGAGAGAAACGGCGGCATCTGTTACCTGTTCCCACCAGCTCTGATGATGATGACCCCCATTAGCCATAGCGTAGCGTTTGCACTCAATCACCCAGCCATCTAGCCCAAGCAAATCGCCATGCCCACTTTCCCTGTATTGCTCTAGGTCTCGCTTTACCCTTACGCCTAGATGCTGGTCTATGAGAGCCGCGACTTCACGCTCGAAGGCAGCTCCCTTGTTTCTGCCGTTAGTCATCTAATGATGAACCCCCAGACTCTTTGTCATACTCAGGACGAGGTGCGGCCTTGCCCGTCATGTACTCCTTGATAGCCACATCCTCAAACCCAGACGGGCAAATCTCGTTCCATATATCCCACTGCTTCTTGTGCTCACGCTGTTGCGCTTCCCAGTCTTTTGCCCCACCCATTTACTTTTCCTTTACTAAAATAACTCTGCCCATTTTACCGTGCCAACCCTGCATAGGATATGCTTTCCAACCCTTCGGCACGGGTTCACAAACCAGTGAATACTTCACAACCTTAGTGTATTGAGCCTGTGTTTTCGAGCTGGACAATGAT